GTGTGGGATGATGTGGAAATGTTCCACATTGATACCTTTCTTCCATTAATCTTTTCGCACCTTTGCGGAAAAATGGATAAAATCAGATACCGTCTTGTATATAACCGCCAGAACACGCTAAACAGGCAGGGCACGGCTCTTGTACAGGTTGAAGCTTATTTAAATCAAAGGAAAATCTATCTGAAGACAAACGTGTACCTCAAACCGGAGTGCTGGAGCCGTGAGGGGGCACAAGTCATAAACCACCCCCAATCTAACGAACTCAACGCAATGCTCTATGAATACATCCTGTATCTGCAAGGCATAGAGTTGGGGTATTGGAAGCGCGGAATACCTGCCACACTCTCACTACTGAAGGATGCTGTCAAGAAGAAAAGTGCCGTGAATGTCAGCTTCTCCACTTTCGCCAAATCAGCCATTGACAATTCGGACAAGAAACAGTCCACCAAGGACAACCTGCACTCTACACTGGCGGTCCTGCATGATTTCCGTTCCGGATTGGACTTCAAGGATATTACCTATACATTCCTTCGTGATTTTGAGCAATATTTAAGGGAAAAGGGCAATGCGGTCAATACGATAGCCAAGCACATGAGACAGCTCCGTACCTTGGTCAATGAGGCAATCAACCAGGGATATATGCACGCAGACGCTTATCCGTTCAGAAAGTACAAAATCAAACAGGAGAAAGGCAGACATGAGTTTCTTACCCCGGACGAGCTGAAGAAGCTGGAAACGGTCGAGGTGGAAGAGGAATCCATGCGCCATGTGCTCGATGCCTTCCTGTTCTGCTGTTATACCGGATTGCGCTATTCTGACTTCCGCCAGCTCACACCTGAGAATTTCATTAGGATAAACGGCAAGCGGTGGCTGTACTTCAAATCTGTCAAGACAGGAGTGGATATCCGTCTGCCGTTACATCTGCTGTTTGAAAGCAAGGCATTGGGCATTCTTGACCGTTATCCGGATATCGGAAGTTTTGCATCCCTACCCTGTAACTCGGAAGTGAATAAGCAGCTTCGAAAGCTGGCCGGGTTGTGTGGTATCAAAAAACGGATAACCTACCATGTGAGCCGTCATACCTGTGCCACCCTGCTGGTTCATCAGGGAGTTGCGATTACAACAGTCCAGAAGCTGCTCGGACATACTTCCGTAAAGACCACACAGATTTATTCGGAGGTACTTTCCAGCACCATTGTGCGTGACTTGAAAAATGTTCAAAGGAAAAAAGTAAAGATGTTTCCTGATAAAGGCTTGAGAACATCTGATTTTATAGACAACCGGTAGATTTCATGAATCCTATTTGTTTTCTATTTAGGGGTAGGTGATGTCTTTTCCACTTGGTCGTTTTTGATTTAATATTGTGCCGTTTTTCAAATACAAATAATGATGAAAAAAGAAACTAAAGAAGAAGTGCAGATTTATACGGCAGTGGGTATGTTAGTGGCTGGTGTTGCTTTGTCTGTGGCAGGGTTTATAGTAGAACCTACAGGTCAGATACATGAGTCTGTATTGTGGTTTTTTGCTCAATGTTTGATGTATGCCGGAGGCATATTTGGTATCGGAGTTTATGTGACAACCAAGTTTAATCATCTAGTGGATAAATTAAACGATAAGGAGGATAAGAAATGAAGTATTTTACAATTGCGGAACTCTGCAAGTCAACGACTGCTGACCGCTTGGGTATCAATAACAGATGCAGACAGGAGCATGTGACTGCTCTGACTGCCTTGGTGGACAACGTACTGGACCCGTTACGCACATGGTGGGGAAAGCCTATAACAGTAAACAGTGGTTATCGCTGTCCGGAACTTAATGCGGCCGTCAAGGGAAGTAAGACCTCGCAGCACATGGTGGGGGAAGCTGCTGATATTGATACTGGCGACCGCCAGCAAAACAAGCTGTTGTTTGAGTATATCCGCAAGAACCTGCCCTATGATCAATTGATTGATGAGTCTAACTTCGCTTGGGTGCACGTCAGCTATCGGGCTGACGGAAATAACAGGATGCAAATTCTTAAGTTGTAGACTATGTTGGTTAGAGTTATGAACTGGGTAAGCCGGCATATATTGCTGGCTCCTTTCATGTGTTTGTTCCTGTTGTTCGGATCATGTGGCAGTTCGCATAAGGCTGTCAAGTCCGATGTAGAAGTAATCAGCAAAGATAGCGCCAGTGAATCTGTCAACATCGTACACGGATCAAGTATCTCTTTGAGCGAACTCATTACTACTAATAGTAACTATGTGATTGATTTCTGTATCTATGATACCCGAAAACCACCCGATAGCCTGACCGGGAAACCTCCATTATTGGCAGACGGTCATGTGGAAGGTGATTTCAGCAAGAATAAAAGGAAGGAAACTGCAACCAAAGATAGTACGGAGGTGAAAGTTGACAAGGAAGCCACTTCCACCAAACATGAAGAAACCAAGACTGAAGGGGTAAAGGATAAAAAAGAATCCACTTTGCTTAAACAAATCGGTTTTGCCTGTGTTTGTGCAACAGTTTTGCTTGTTGTTGTGCTGATAATACGAAAGCATTGGCGCAACAGACAATCTTCATCATAAGACTTTAAATTTATAAATTGGACTGCCCCGGCTCGTGATGAGTCGGGTTTTTCTTGTCTTTTACCGGCTGTTTTTATAACCTTATTTTTGAAATAAAAAAAGATGGCTATACATGAAAAAGCGACCGTTGAACTCCAGGTGAATGGGGAGCAGGCTAGAAAAGAGATGCAATTGATGGAACAACATGCGCTCTCTTTAAAAGCCAGAATTGTTGAAGCCCAAAATGCGGGTGATACCAAAAAAGTCAAGCAGTTACAAAAAGAACTGAAAGAGACCAATACAGCATTGCGCGCTATGAGGGATAACGCTCGGAATATTGATGCGGCTATGAACAATATTGGTTTGGCCACTCCAAAAGAACTTCGACGGCTGTTGAAAGATATCGATGCTAAGTTGAACTCCGGTCACATAGCCCGAGGTTCTGAAGAGTGGAAGAAGTACCAGGCACAACTCAAGTTGGTCAATGCGGAGATTCGTAAAGTAAATGATGAAATTAAAGAAACTGAGGGGTGGTTGACGCGTTTTAATAATAGATTTGCCAAATGGGGGGCGTTGGCGGCATCCGGTATAGCTGCCATTACCGGTATATCTATGACGTTGAACAAAATGCGCAAAGACCGTGATGATAAAGAGGCGTCGGCAGCCAATCTGAAGGCTCTTACCGGGTTGGATGATGTATCCATTCAGTGGCTTGCCCGACAGACCGAGATATTGTCTACTTCGATGCACAAGTCTAGACTTCGGGTTACTCAGTCCAGTAAAGAGATTCTTGAGGCATATATGTTGGTAGGATCTGCCAAACCGGATTTGTTGGGTAATAAAGAGGCGTTGAATGCCGTGACCATTGAGGCGATGCGTTTGTCCAAGGCTGCCAAGATGGATTTAAAAGAAGCGGTTGATGCGGTTACGTTATCAATGAACCAATATGGGGCATCATCCGAGAAGGCGGCCGACTATGCCAATGTGATGGCTGCGGGGTCCAAATACGGTTCCGCAGCTGTACAGAGCATTACGGCA